CAAGTTGGGGATGATTTCGGTTTGCTTTGTTTACAACAAGGTTGTACAGAAGTACAAGAAGGAGAAGTTTCAGCAATGGAACCTGCTCCAGTAGAAGAAGTTTCAATAGAAGAAACGGCCGTAGTAGAAGAGCCTAAGCCAAATCTTAAAGGCATGAGTAAAATCGAGCTTGAGGAATACGGCCGTACTATTGGTATTGAATTAGACAGACGTAAGAAAAAAGCAGATCTTATTAAAGAATTAGAAGATTGCCTACATTAATAAGTTAAAGTGATTCATGGCAGGCACATTAACATTAACAAATATACTTAGTAGAGTAGAAGATACATTACAAGATACTACTAATGTTAGATGGTCTGAAGCTGAGCTAACTAGATACGTAAATGACGGGCAACGGGAAATAGTTAACTTAAAACCCGATGCTAGTGCCACTCATGCTAATGTATCTTTAACCACAGGCACAGAGCAATCTCTTCCCAGTGGTGGCCTTCGTTTAATTAACGTCGTGCGTAACATGTCAAGTACCTCTTCAACCGCGTCCGGAAAGAGGTCCATTAGGTTAGTTAATGTTGATATTCTTAATACGCATGAACCTGATTGGCATGACCCTTCAGTTACCGGCACTTCTGCGCATGGCACTGAAATTAAACACTTCGTATTCGACGAAGATGATCCAAAAAAATATTACGTTTACCCAGGAGTCTCTGGTAGTGCTTTCGTTGAGATAGTGTACTCAAAGGCACCTACAGACCTTTCTAGTGGTAGTGATGTTATACAAGTAGATGATATATATGCAAACGCTATTGTTAACTATGTTTTATTTCGTGCGTATATGAAGGACGCAGAATATGCAGGAAGTTTACAAAGGTCTGGTACACATTACCAATTATTTACAGCTAGTTTAGGAAACGCTGTAAGTGCAGAAGATTTAGTGAGCCCTAACACTCCTTCAGGAGTAACTTTAGGCGGAGGACCTCAATAGATGGCAACATTTTCATCTTTAATAAAAGAAGTAGCACCTTACGTGCCTATGTGTCCAGATTCTGTGATAGAACAACACTTACGTTCCGCTACTATAGAACTTTGCGAAAAATCAAAAGCATACGTACATGACTTAGACACCATGGCTACTATTTCTGGAGTCTATGAATATGAATTTGACCAACCAACCGGCACAGACGTGCACCAAATTTTGTACATGACGTACGATGGTAGAGACATGGATCCTATCAGTCCACGAAGTTTAGAGTTAAATTATCCTGATTGGAGAGATAGAACGGGTAATCCCCACGTGTACTTACAAAAATCACCTGATACTTTTTGGGTAGTACCAGTGCCATCTTCTACTAAATCAGATGGTTTAATTATAAGTGTAGCCCTTAAACCCAGTAGAACTTCAAACAACATAAATACTAATTTTTCAAATGACTATAGAGACGGAATTATTTACGGGGCTTTATACAGATTGTTAAGAATGCCTAACCGAGAGTGGACCGATGTAGGAGCTGCTCAAGAATATTTATTTCAGTTTAATGTAGAAGCTAAACAAGCTGAACTAAGGGCTCGAGGAGGAGACCTTGGAGTTAAACGAAGAGTTAAGTACAAAGGAATTGGAATGGCCAGGAGGCGCTATGGTAAGTACGGAAGAGAGATCGACTACTAAATTTATAGACCCAAAACCTACTAATATACGTAGTTGTTGGGACAAGATAAGACCAGGAATAGTCGAAATAATAGAAGAAAATTCTTTTCTTACCTTTATTCCAGAAGATGTTTACAGCGAGTGTGTAAATGAAAGAGCCTTTCTTTATACCTCTCCTGTAGGTTTTTTGGTGTTAACGGTTGAAGTAGACCAGTTTACAAAAGACAAGACATTGCTGCTATGGATAGCGTATACTTATGAAAAAGGGGGCCATGAATGGTTGGCCCA